AGTTCGCCTCCTTCCTGTTCCAACATATTCGCTTTCTCACTAAATTGATAAACAGAACGGACCTTACAGATGTCGATAAAGAATATCGTGTCCGGTAATCCGCCACTCATTACATGAGCTTCAATACGTATGGTACGACCACTATCAACTGGACCGGCAGTGTATTGCATACGTTTCGTTTTGGGGTGTTCGGCATTGATGCGGTTGACCACATCACATAATTCATGCTTGAGTGCATCCAGGGAAAGTTCATCCTTGATAAGAACGTCCTTATACTTCTTTACATAGTCAATCACCTTTTTCCATGCCCGGTTCTTCGGTGAATAGGTCTGCAAATAGGAAACAAAGAACATCATGCTTTGCCTCCTTTCTCATTAAAGGTGATGTTTACTGTCCCACCATTGACATAGATGGAAATAGAATTTTCACTATGTGCTGCACGGATACGTTTACGCCCGGAACACAATTCGATACCCAACTGGGCAAACAGTTCTTGAACCTTCTCTGCGGATACGTAGCGTCCGCGAGCGCTTTGAGATTGTTTTGTCATAATGAAACGCTATTTTAAATGAAACAATATATTGAATAATGTAATGCTTCAATAAAAGACGGGAAGGGAACTCTCTCCAAAAAATCAGAAAACCTATTAAAAAAGAAAGTTCCGCTTTCCCGTTGCGTTTCACCTTGACAAGGCAGTGGGTGCATTACACACTCCACACGGGGGTCGGAACTATATGATACCATTGGGCATAAAAAATGCCAACGGCAAAAGTTGGCGAGCAGTCTCGCCTTGTCAAAATGAAACGCACCACAAAGATGCAGGTTTATTTTGAAATGGCAAAAGAAAAGCGGAGATTTTTTATCTCCGCTCCAACATTTATCATCCTTTCAAATATTTATCTACAGTCTCAAAATCGAGAGTCACATCAACCATTTTAAGCAGTTTTTCATACTTAGTCAAAATAGCTTGTTTTGCTTTATCATGTTCTGGAAGAACGGAGAAGAAAGCTGTAGTAAACATCTTATCCAAACTTATTTCATGGAGAAGTAATTCTTTGGCTTTTTCCTTCTCCCCAGCCGAACAATACAGTAAGAACATTGCTTGGAAATTTTCGTTTGGTACCATTTTCTTTTTAATTTCCTCTACATGATTACATAATGTAAAGAATCGAACAAGCAGAACGATTTCAATAACCGCAGTCAAAAAAATAATAAAATGAATAATTGTTTCCATTGGATATTTATTTTATATTATAGAACAAAGGTCAGAATAACTAACCAGCTAACAAAAGAAAAGCGGAGATTTTTTGTTTCTCCGCACAACTGTGGTACTTAGCATCTCAACTGAAGTCAAATCTTCATCCTCATGAGGCATTTTTATTCAAACAAAATCTCGCTTTCTCCATAATAAAGAAAGCGAGATTGAGGTTGCACCCGAAGGCTGGCGGGTGACTTCTTGTTCAAATCGGGGGATATGGTCCCGTGGCCTTAAATATTATCAGCAGCGCGGCGTAAGCGATCTGCTAAATCACACAAAGCTCCACGCATTTGCTCTTTTTCTTTTTCAGAAAATTCCCCTTTGCCGCCGTTACCATCTATGCCATCCAGCTTATGATAAAGCCATGAACTGGACTTTCCAAAATAGTTGCGGGCTATCTCCCGCCATGATACTATCATTAAAATATCTTGAAGCTTTTGCTTCATTGTCATTTCAGCTTGAGGTGTTACAATCATTGTTTCCATATCTTTCTATATTTTTATGGGTAATTGTGCCCACCCTCGAAAGGGTGGGTTCTGTTTTTAATCTCTTGGTAAATCCACTAACTTATCAAATAGTTCTTGACAATACCAAAGTAACTGTGGGTAGCCGTTAGGGAAAGAGTTCTGATAATTTCTTATGCACCGTATCAGTTCCTCTTCGTCCTTGGTCAGCTTCAGTCTTTGTTGTGGAGTTCTTAATCTCTTTTTTCTCATATCGCTTATTTTTTTGAACACGACAAATTTACTACGAAAAATCGTATTAAGCAAATTTACTACGAAAATTTGTTGTTAAAATATACTGCAAAATTATTCTATACGGTAAAAAGTCCCCTTCAACACCTTATTTAATCCATCCGCATCTATCTCCGCTTCAATCTTCTCGCACAAATACCGCTTGTTACCTATGAGAAATACCTTATTCACATCCGGTAATTTATCAGTCTGGAACTGGATAGTATAAGGAATATCCGAATGAAACTTTTTAAGATTGGATAGTCGGCGCCCCATACTATTTGGACAAACATCGTTCAAACTGAGAGAATAGGGTAGGAACTCCGTGAGTTGTGCTTCGGTCTTCTGTTGGTAGTCAGTGAAAGGATAGGCATGGCTATAAGGCTTTGTCTGTCCGTTGGAGGTCACGTTCTGCCGGTTAAATATTCCAGTGTTGAAGGCTATCTCCATACGGTCATTCTTTTGTTGCTTCTCCGGCAACTCGATATCACCGTCAATTGCCTCTTGGATATTGAACCCTTCTCCCTGCGGACTGATTATCCAGTCCGGATTATAACTTTTGCGATAATAGCTGATTAAGGGAATGTTCAAAAACAGGTTGGTGTCGGTCCGTACCACATCAAAATTATGTTGCAGCCGTTTCCATGTACCACGGTTATGTTGTACAATCTTAGCAGGGACTATTTTCAGCTCGACATCCGTATCATCAGATTCCGGATGACGGACAAAGTCTGCATAAAGATTGACCTCACGCAGAGTATCGGTTTCGTTCTCATTGTAATTGATGTAGTAACGTTTACCTACGACAAATATTACTTTCTTCCGTTCTGCCTTATCCATGCCGTCATAGGCATTTTTCATCTGCTGATAATGGGTGTACTCTATTTTCTTAGCGGCTTTCAACAGATTCCGATCCAGTCGGAAGTAACCATCATCGGAAGTGGAAGGAAGGTCGTAACCGACATTGCCAGAGGTTACATCCTTATCGTTCTTCTCCTCGTTTATGTCGACTGTAAATTCGTGTAGTAATTCAGTGTAATTGATAATTTCCTTATCAGGATTAGAAAAATAATTGTTCAGTTCAACAAAGCGTACGATTTTGGACTGTTCATCCACAACAGTAACTACGCCTAAAAACTTTTCCAACTCGTTAAAAAACTCGGAAATAGTCCAGTGTGGCAATGCAGTTTCGATACGGAATGAGTTTACTGCACTGCATATATAGATGTTCCGCAAGAAATTGTTGTCAAAGAAAGTAGTATCAAAAGTATATCCAAAATAGTCAATCAGTTTTTTGATTACTGTAAGCAGATACGGTTGGAAACTTCCTATCAAGTAACTTGAATAAGGATTGAAGTTGGTTGTTCCCTCTTCATACGTAACTGCATTGACCAGGTTTTCTTCTTTTGCTTCTTGGTAAAACACTGGCAAGAAAACCCCGTCTACTTCATCTACCGAGCCATAGACGGTAGTCATTTCCGATTCCGGTAAGAAGAACTGAAATAACCCCGGTGTGGGGGGAACATAGGGGCCGCCCAATTTTAATTCATCAATATAAATGTCATCATTTGTCAGAAGATTAAATTCCGCATTACCTGATACAAGCTGTACTTTTACCAATGTGTCTTCTACAGACAACAAAACCGCACTACCATAAAGCAGACATTTACCGTCAACGATGAGCATGGCTGGAAGGATAGTCTTTTCTTTTGTTACATCCAAACGGTTGATATGCTTAAATGTGGCATAATTGGCAGGCATGGGAAGCTCAACATCCATAGAATAATTAGAGCTACGGGTAAAATAAGGATTCTCGGATGTAAATGTAAAGCTGAACCCTTCAGGAAGAACAGCCAATTGTCCGTCAATATATAATTCGGTCATTGCTTATTACGTGATTTATTGTTATTCAACATTTGGTATTCTTTTTGAGCTTGGTTAATACCCCGTTTACCGGTAACATAAGTTTCCGCCACCAACGGTTCGTCCAAGCGACTCTTAAGTTTGCGAAGCATACGGGTACAATCTATCAGCATTGCCAGCATCGCCGGGTCATTAGTAGTCGTTGCACTGGTAGCGGGTGTCTTGGCTGGCACAGTACGTGTACTTTTTCCGGAACCTGCCACAGCTGCTATATCTTCAGCAGTCAGATTACCGACATTTCCACTGCGTTGCGCCACATCAATGGCATCAAATATTGGCCGTAAACTTGGGTTAGCCACAGCAAAACGATTGGCGACAAACTCATTTGAATGAACGATACCCTGCGGCTGGTCCCAACTGCCTGAGCCTGTGTAGCCACCGGTATAGAAATTTCCGACCAATCCTTTTACCACAGCAAAAGCGGCTTTGATAGCAGCCACCTGTGCAGCAGCTTTGGCAGCACCTATAAAAGAGAGTGGGGCGGTAGCAGCTAAATTTTTAGCGGTAATTTCCAAAATGGAGATCTCTATAACACGTTCCAAAGCATCCAGTGCCATCAGGATGGTTTCACGTAAAAAGTTCTTCAGAGAGAGTTCGCCATTAGCAATCATTTCACCGATGGTTTCCCCGAAGTCGGAAGCTATATCTGTCACTAAAGATGCATATTGCTTGTGCATTTCCATTGTTTTGTCATATTTTTCTTTTTCAATGTCAGTCTGTGCTTCTGCTTGTTCCTTTTGTATTTCGGTACGCTGCTCTTCAGTCAGCTGGTAATTGTGAAGTAAATCATCCCAATATCGTTGTCGAATATTGTTTACTTCTTGAGCAAAATTCTCTTCGGAAGTAAGATCCCTATAATGGTTGGCTGTAGCTTCTTCCAGTTCAATGCGTAACTGTTTCTGGCGTACAGAAAGGCGCTCTTTGGATATTTTGTCTGATGCCTTCTGACGTTCTTTTGCTGTTTTTTCGTCTTGTCTCTTACACTCTTCGTTAAATTTGATTTGTGCTTCCAGCATTTTGACCTGCAATTTCTCACGTTCATGTGCTTCCAGTCCTATTACTGCCAGTTTCTCATCCAGAGTCTTTTTCTCTAAATCTATTTGTAAGGCTGTGTATTCTTCGCTGGTTGCAATTTCACCTTCTAAATATAACTTTTGTAAATGGGTCATCTGCTGCATGTGTCTTGTTTCAGCATCTTCCAATTCTTGTTTCACACGTTTTTTACGTTCATCTTCAGATTCAGAACTTGCGCCACCACTACTATTGGTAGTAGGTGTTGAAGGGGCTGGAACAGCGGTCTTGTATTTGTCGTTAATAGCAAGTAATTGGGAGGTATAATCCTGCATCATTTGTTCGTAATAGTGCACATTGTCATCAAGGCGTTTCTTCTGCGACGCCCATACTCGGTATGCATCAGGTGATATTCCGTTAGATACCGCTAACTCTTCAACAGACTTACCTACATTGGCAGGGTCATTTATTTCCCATTCAAGATTTTTAAACTTCATAGCATCTGAACCAATTTCGCGTATCCATTCGCTACGTTGACTCAATGCTTCTTGTAATTTGGAGTTTGCCATCTGCTGTTTGGCGGTAAGTAATAGTTTCTCTACATAACCGTCTAATGCTTGTGTATTGTTGTTGATAAGCATTCCCTCTTTCGTCAACGAAGCATGATATTCCGGAACAATAGACTGAATTTCTTCTAATGCAGCCTTTCGCTTTTCATATGGTTCTTTAGAATCTTCAAGTACTTTCCGTAGTGCATCCAGTTTATTCTTTTCTTCACTGATACTTTTTTCAGCCTCCCTATTCATATCTACCAGCTCCTTTTGCCTCCGTGCGGCTATAGAAGTGCGCTGGGCATAGGTATACAGTCCTGTTGCTGCGGCTGCAACAGCTGTGGCAATAACGACAAAAGGGTTTAATCCTAATACTGCCCATGCAACTCGTGCCGCTTTAGTTGCAGCAGAAAACCGAAAGGTTAGAGTCTCCAGTGCAGCCCGGAAAATAAGTGTGCTTGCTGCCACTGTCCGAGTTATGATATTATGAGAACGCATCTGTAATATCAATCTGCCTATTGCTTTATAGTCTCCTGCCAATGCATCGTTCAAAGCAATGGTGGCTACTCGGTAGGCTGTTTGAATGGCAATCCCTGCCCGTAGGACTACATTGTAGGTAATATGATAAAGAGAAATAAGCTTTAATGTGGAATAATAAGTAACCAGAGGAGCTGTTAGAGCCATTACTGTACCACCCCATTTTTGAAGCCAGTCTATCAATCCAGGTAAATACTTGAGCACATTGGTTAGCATATTGGTACTCACCGTCAAAGCCGGATTCAATTTCTCGCCAAGGTCGATGGCTGCCAGTTTCATTTTATTACGTGCCTGCTCCAGTTTAGCTTGTGCCGTATCACTGTTTATGGCCGCCTGCTCATACGCCACATTAGTTCCGGTAACAGCAGCGGTAAAGTCCTTCACCATCTCCGTGTTCTGAAGGATTACGGATGCAGTGTTATAACCTTCTTCCCCGAACATTTTCTTAATGGCGCCTGCATCCATTTTTTTATTCTTCAGGTTTTCCAGTGCCTTATCCAATCCCACAATTTTAGGATTGGTTTCATCAGCTCCGGTCTGAAGTACCAAGAAGAATTTCTTCAATCCCGTTCCAGCCACTTCATCCTTAATGCCTCGATAGGCAAGTGTTTCAATCAATGCAACCGTCTGCTCGATGGGGACATTGGCAGAAGCAGCTGCCGTACCCGCATTCCGGATAGCTTTTGCCTGACTTGCAATATTGGCGGAACCGGCCTGGGAACCGGCAGCCAATACGTTGGTAAACCGTCCTGCCTGGTCAGCTGCTGCACCATATTGGTTAAGTGATAAGGTAAGAGAGTCAACCGCTTCATTGAGTGTAATATCCTTGGCTGCCGCTTGTAATCGCATCGCTTCTTCAGTGACCTGTTTCAATGCTTCCTTATCTCCAAGTAGTTCCGGTTTAGCCGAACCAACCAACATGAACGCATCAAGGATTTCGGCAGCAGACTGGCGAACACGCAATCCCTCCTTTGTCATGGTGGTGGAAAGTGTCTTAGCCTGTTCTGTCAACCAGGAGATGCTGTCATCATCAAGTCCGGTCAAAGCTTTCAACCCGGCTTGTGACTCCTCCAACTTGTTGCGTTCGTCTCTGATGGCACGTAAGGCGAGCGTGAATCCTGTCAGGAAACCGATTATAGACAAGATAACTCCACCAAAACGATTGAACCAGTCCACCATGCCACCAATACTGATAGTTGCTTTCTTGGTTTCAGCGGTAATACCTTTTATCTCCTGACGATGCTGTTTGAGTATTCCTTGCAAATGCTGTATCTTCGCCATGGTGCGGTTATACTCTTCAGACCCCATGGTCATAGTTTTCAGCCGTTGTGTCAGCTGTCGGCATTCTTTCTCAATATGATTGACATCATTGACTATCTCCTTTCCATCGATATAAAGATAAATACCTCTTTTCTCTGATTTATTTTTTGCCATTCTTCTGAATTTTTAGTTTATCAAATGTGTCCAGTATTTTTTTGAAAGCTTTATCCCCGTAGTATTCTCCGGATATATCCGCTAATTCAGTGATGTGTTGGTTAATTACCCCGTCAATGAAATCAACCGGTTTGCGTAACACTGTAAAGGTTCCGACTCCTGTTTGGTATTTCTGCTTTTTTATCTCCGCATAGGAATAGCCCTTTTTAACCAATGCAGACTTTATGTCTTCATTTCTCCATTTCTTCTTTTTTCGGTTGTACAGATTATACCCTTTGACCACTACACCATTGATACGGGTATATCCACGTCCTACACCATAGTGTACAAATACACCATATTGTTTGAATTTAAATGCAATGCGGTTTATCTCATCTTCGGTACCCCCTTCGGCATATCTCATTTTCTTCTCCAGACTACGGCTCAGTTCATCGGTTCCCCTGGTTCTGAGTTGGAGAATATTGCCTGAAATGCCTATAATGGAGTCCATCCAGGCACCTACATTCTTTTTAAATTCCGGTGCTGTGACCAGCTTGCTTTGGTTTGTTTCTTTTGCCATAAAAAAGCCTTTAGTTTCAGGTACAAAACTAAAGGCTGAAAAGAGTGGGAAAAAGGACAAGAATTTAATGAACGGAGAACTTAAAATCATTAATCCGGTTCAGCCATCCTTTACGGAAAACAACCTGTGAAGGGTCCCTTTTACAGATTTCTTCAATAAATCGGATTCTATCCGCCTTGATGGTTTCAAACAGCTGCCGCTGATTGGCCAGATTGATACTGGCAACAGTCTGAGGTCCTACAATGCCGTCCACCTTGATTTGCAGGAGTTGTTGTACTCTTGTGATACCGGAACGTCCTGAAGCCCATACCCAGTCCACACAAATGTTGGCAACGGACTGATTATGTATAAAATCAGCCTGATATTTGTCCCAATAATACTTCTTGAAAACATGAAAAACATCGTCCGGAGTAATCATACGCAGGTCATCTGCATCAATGTCACCGTCACCATCCTTGTCGTAACCGCATGATTTCCATGTAGACAAGGTGATGCCCATATTGGTCTTACCACCTTTATCGTTCTTGTGGTCACTCCATCCGCCTTCCCATTTACGGATGATTTTAAATAAGATTTCTGCTTTTGCCATAGATATTTGAATTAATAAAATCAAAGCAAAAGTAGTGTGTGGTTTAGCCATTACATAGGACATTCATTCGCTGAAGATGATCATTAAGAGTTTTGGGATTGCATTTCAACTTTCGGCAAATAGCAGCCTTGCTATATTTGTATGCCAGCATAGTTTTTATGAGAGACTCTTTTCCGGTTAATTTATAATGTGAATTATGCCCGCCTTTACAACGTCCTAATTTTTGCCCTTCAGCTACACGCCGGGCAAGACCTTCTTTCGTCCTCTGTGAAATTAAATCGCGTTCAATCTGTGCAGATAAGCCAAAAGCGAAAGCAAGTATCTGCGACTGGATATTATTACCTAACTCATACTTTTCCTTCACAGTGAGAACTGTGATATTCTTTTGCATTAAAGTATTCAAGATACTCATTACTTCCATCAATCGACGCCCAAGACGACTGATTTCCGATGCAATAAGAGTATCTCCTTTCTTTAATTTCTTAATGAGTGAACCGAGTTTTCGTTTTTTGGCAGACTTCGTACCAGATACCGTTTCGGATATCCATTTATCGATAGATAATTCTCTGATACGAGCAAACTTTTCAATTTCGTAGCGCTGGTTTTCAACAGTTTGTTTGTCTGTTGATACTCTAATGTAAGCGTAAATCATTTTTGCCTGTAAAAGTAAGGATAGTATCTGTGTGAACAAAACTCATATCAGACGCCCCTAAAATATGCAAGGTATGGCAGAAGATATTGAAGAAAACGAAATGAATAGCGGAAAACCAGCCCGGTTGAGAGGCATAGATGCGGATGGAAACAGCATATCTCCCACACTGCAAGAAGTCGTGGGTGCAATGCCTATGGCTACAACCTATTCAGAAGGAATTATGCGTGCTTTTCACGCGAGAAAGGTTGAAGGAGTTGTATATGCAACAAGTGATAAAAACCTATTTGTATATAAAACTACATTAAACACATGGGATGATTTGTATGCAACTTTTAGAGTCTGTGCATTGTATGCATCCGGAGAAATTGAATATGCAGATTGTTTTTTTGTTTGTGTCAATAAAGCCGGGCAGATATACTTTAAGAAAGTAGGAGTTTTAACGGCAATTATCAAGTCATTTGTTTTACAAGGTATTGTCTATTTTTTTATGGAATTCAAAACAGGATACGGTAGAGCGATTGTTTACCCGGATTTCAATTTGAGAGACTTTGAACTTACAGACATGACAGATATACCTACCGATGCCGAACATATAACGCCAATACAATGAGGAGACTAAAAGCTCCCCATTGTAATTATTACTAAAGTTCTGTAAAGTTTCCGGTAACATCCATTATTTGTGATATATCTTCATGATAACCAACCAGAGCAATATACGCAGAACCATACTGATTCACCAGTACATCAATAGCAAAATAAACGTCCCCTTCATAACTTATCTGTCTCAAATTAGAAAAACATCCATATTCGACATGAGCGACATCACTTTGGAGTGTACCGGCTGGTGCATAGTGAACCTTGCACCAGCCGGGTAAGCAATGGTTATTCGAGTAAAACGGAATAGTAAATATTTCAAAGAAATTAAAATGAGACGTATTATAGTCTTCTATTTTAAACAAGGTTATGGTCTTGGTTTCATTACCGCCAGTTGGTTTATGGATAGAGACGATAGGGTTAGGCAATGAATAATACACTCCTCTGTCGTACTTTTGTTCTCCCGGTAGTGCATCGGCGACTTCTTGCAGTGTGGGAGATATGCTGTTTCCATCTGCATCTATGCCTCTCATCTTGACCGGTACTCCGCTGTTCATTTCATTTTCTCTTATATCTTCTGCCATACTTTGCATATTTTAGGGGCAAAGGATATATTCAATCCCCCAAATAGCAGATTATTTTTTGTATTAGGTAAAAGTTATATACTTTCAACCTTTTTCTCATCCAACTTGGTCTGGAGTATATTTTACACTACCTTTGCTATCAATATCAAAAGAACAGGTAATGAGTAGAAAGAATGTATATGAGCTTATCCAAGAAAGGCTGGCTGTAATATTTAAAGAATTTGATAATATTTACATATCTTTTTCCGGTGGCAAAGATAGTGGAGTTTTATTGAATCTATGCATCGATTATATCCGTCGTAATCATTTAAAACGCCGCATCGGAGTGTTCCACATGGACTATGAAATACAATATACCATGACCATCGATTATGTAGACCGTGTGTTGGAATCCAATAAAGACATATTAGAAATCTATCGGGTATGTGTGCCTTTCCGTGTAACAACATGTACTTCTATGTTCCAAAATTACTGGCGCCCTTGGGATGAGAGCCAACGGGAATCCTGGGTGAGAGAAATGCCGAAAGATGCAATGACTATCAATGATTTTCCTTTCTATAACCGCAGAATGTGGGACTATGATTTCCAAATCGATTTTTCACGCTGGCTACATCAGCAAAAGACCCCCCAGCGCACTTGCTGCTTAGTGGGCATACGTACCCAAGAAAGTTATAACCGCTGGAGAACTATTTACAGAAACGTCCAGGAGAGGTATAAAGAATACGAATGGAGTACGAAAATAGATGAAAATATATATAACTTATATCCTATGTATGACTGGAAAACAGAAGATATTTGGGTTGCTAACGGCCGTTTTCATTGGGATTATAATCATTTGTATGACTTGTATTACCAAGCAGGCCTAAGCTTAAACAGACAGCGTGTGGCAAGTCCTTTTATTAGTGAGGCTATTGAGAGCCTTGCCTTATACAAAGTTATTGACCCCAATACATGGGGACGGATGATTAGCCGGGTAAATGGGGTCGGTTTTGCAGGTCTTTATGGCAATACCCATGCTGCCGGTAGAAAAAGCATTCATTTACCGGAAGGGTATACCTGGAAATCATTCATGGAATTTTTGCTATCAACATTACCTGAGCAGACTCGTAAAAGATACCAAGCAAAGTTGGAAACCAGCATCAAATTTTGGAAAGAAAAAGGCGGAGTTCTCAGCGATGGTGTAATACAAAAATTGAAAGAACGTAATATCCCAATCCAAGTAGGTGACAGTAGCAATTACAAGACTGACAAAAAACCTGTAAGAATGGACTATTTGGATGATATTGATATTGAGGAATTCCGAGAGATACCTACCTACAAAAGGATGTGTATATGTATTCTACGAAATGACCATACTTGTAAATATATGGGGTTTGCCTTAAATAAAGAAGAAACTGAATTGAAAAACAAAGCTATGGAAAAATATCATCACATATTATAAATGAGGTATAAAAGGTAGAGTGAGTAAAAACACTCTACCTTTTTTGCAATGATAGGAACTGGATATTAAGTAAAGGATATTGCATTCCAAGACTGCCAACTATCATTATCGTGTTTTGTTCTCCATTTTACTCCTCTGTTAATTACTGCGAATGCTATCTGTACATGGAAACTACCAACTGATAGTTGTAATAAAATGAAACGTTCAAATCCGGGTGAATTGCTAATTTCCCCGGCTTCAATAAAGTAATAGTAAGCTCCGCTATCCAATTCATTTAAATCTGTATCCTTTTCTATGTTTCCACAGTATTTCAACATTAAATAAGGTGACAGAACTCTTTCCATCATAGATGATAATTCCTCTTTTTTGGAATTGCCGGAAGAATCCAGACCCAATATTTTTGCGAGTTCCGTTTCATTAAACTCACTCATTTTTATATCTTCTGCCATGCCTTGTATATTTTAGGGGCAAAGAATATGATTAAGACGTGAGCAATCTTTTCAATCAATACAATTGGTAATTTATATTTTCTTCCAGTCACTCCAAAAGTCCCAAAGTTGTCTGATATAAAAATTTTGCGGCCATGCTTCAGCACACAATTGAAATCCAACCGAATCGGTGATTATTGTAAGAATACAGCCATGCGCAGCAGGATAATTATATTCGTTGTAATTCTCTTGATGATAACGATAAAAACCATTAGGCAGATTATCAGCATTTATATTATTATTGTCAGATATAAGCCCGGAAAGGTTTTTTAAATCAGAGGTGTCCATAAGACCTTTATGCTCATTAGTAGCTGTGGCCATATTTATTCTTATTAGTTCCACCAAATCTACTTTGGCTATTTTTCCAAGGCTCCCATCTGCCAATACTACTGTTATATATGCAGCATTCTTAACCTGTTGTACTTCATTGATTTTAATGTCTTCTGCCATACCTTGCATATTTTAGGGGCGTCATTTCTACCATGAAAATCAGCCCAATTTAACATTTAAATTATTATCTCTTTTTGTAAATATTAATCAATCAATAACTTCATCAAATTCGGCTGTATTTTGTTCGCCGGTTAGTATATATCCATAGGTCTTTCCACCATCCTGCGTTTGCAAAATACGCCTTCCGTCCTTATCGGTTATAGTCCATAATGGCGGGTTATCAGTTCCGGCTTTAACAAGACATACAAAGTTTCTGTCACCCATCCGAACAATGCCGAGATATGGAACATGCAGCCCGGTATACCATTTCCCCATGTAGGTTTTCAGCAGCAAGTTACCATATACATAGAGTATGTCCTTGCCCAGGTAAAATACAACTTTTCTATTCCCTGTATATATTGCCATAGCTTTATGTTTTAAGAGCCTGGTAAAGTTACAATATACAACGTGTGAGCATCAGGAGTAATAATCTCACTGAATTCATCATTTGTCATCGGTTTCGATATAGTTGTAAAAAACAGGCTTCCGATCTTACTTGCATCCAGCATCTTAACCGTTTCTGCCGAAGCAACCTTACTGGAACCGCCGGTAATAAGGTCATTTATAATGTCCGCCTTATTAATCTTCTTCCCCAGCTCCGTTGCCATTGTCGTAGCAAAATTCGGGTCATTACCCAATGCGGCCGCAAGTTCGACGAGCGTATCCAGTGCTTCCGGAGCATTGGCTATAAGGGCATTGATTTTCTCCTGCATTTTGGTATCAATGGTGGTGGCTGCTTCATTGGCCAGTCCCGCTTTTTCATCGGCAAGGGCAGCTTTTTCATCGGCGAGACTTGCGGCAGCATTTGCAGCTTCTGCCGCGAGATTGGCAAGGATTGCCTTTGCATTGGCCTCCTCTGCCGCTCCGGTTGCTAAACCTGCTGCTGCATCCGCCCTCTCGGTCGCTTCAACGGCCGCTTGTTTCTCTTGGCTGATGTCGGTAATCGATTCATCTACACGTTCTGCAGCAGCATTGGCTTCAGCCGTTGCTGCCTGTGATTCCTGTTTGAGTGTTCCGAACTCCGCAACCCGTTTTTCTTCTGCTTTGGCACGTCCAGTCTCGGCTTCGACACGCTTTGATTCGGCTTCCTTAATCATCTTTTCCGCGTCCAATGCAGGGGTAGCAAGCAAAGTAAGCGGAGCTTCTACAATATCCGGCATATCCTTACCTTCAATCGGTTGGAATGCAGGTAAAGAAACAATACCTTCCAATGATTTTGCCAATGGTATTTCACCTACACCTTGGGAACCGACCTGCAAGTCGTTCTTAAGACGCTGTAATAGTTCGTTGTATTGCTGTTCCGTTAATTCCATAAAAATAGTCATTTATCAGTTACACATTCTTCCGGCTGGTTCTGAATCGCATGGTTAAGCGCATCGATAAAGAAAGGCGGCAGCTCTTCTTCTGCAAACCGTTGCATCAGATTGACTTCCTCATCCGTGTATGCCGTTTCACCAGAAGACTGGTATATCTTTATTGAAAGAAGATGCATAGCAATTCCATAGCCGTATTGGTACATTTTGTTCGCGAACTCTTTCTTATAGTCCCTGTTCTCGCAATGACTACGGGCAACATCTGACGCTACAAGCATTTTTTCAAAATTTATTCTCTTCATAAGCTCAAAATTAAGTGGATGAATATGTTTTTGTTTTCCCATTAATATAGAACATCAATCCACTTCTCGTTAAAGAAATAGAGTCACTTCCTATAGAAATGTTCAAATTGTTTGTTCCCAGTCTAAGTTCACTGACCAACGCGGAATTGTGATAATTCATCAAGCGGATTCTCGGATAGTAGTTGGTAGCCCCGTTCCACGATTCCGAAACAAAGTCAAATGTTCCGACCATCTGGTTATTTTGGTTATACATGCGGATGGAATTTGTATCCGGATCAAGTTCTATTCTTGTTCCATTCTTCTTGGTTGCAACTTTTCCATTGAACTCTCCGGTGGCACCTTTCAATTCTCCGCTAAACTCTCCGTTTACAGCCTTAAGTGTACCATCTTTACGAATGGACGTATTACCATTTATCGAGATATTCCCGGTAAAATAAATATTCCGGGATGATACAGATATATTGTCAAGTGCAACGTCAATAGCAGAACCCAAGCCATCTTTTTTCACATATAGGGAAAGATTGTCCTTTATACCGTCGATACTTAACCCTATTTCCCGTAGAGAACCGTCAACTGCATCTATCCGCTTATTTGCGGCACTTATTCCCTCGGCTGCAACCTGCATCTCGGAAGCCAAAGTATTCATAGATTCGGACATTGATTCAGACAACAGAGTTATTTTCCTGTTCGTTTGTTCAATTTTCGTATTGAATACCGTCATCAGGTCCTCATAGGCATTCGCTGTCAATGCCAGAGAATGGAGATACATTTCACCGGTAAATTTCAGTTCAAAGTCTCCCGTTCCATCCCAAGTGCCGGAATACTCCTTTCTTATATACTCCTTACCCGGTTCAAGCCGTTCAGAAAAATACAAGTTCTGTCCGGGAAAACCGATTGTCAACGTTCCGGAAGTGACAACCTTATAACGGAAAGAAATAAAGAATTTTCCCGGCGTTTCTTCTCCCTGAACAGGCTTTCCTGACAAATCAGCATTAGCCTGCTTGATACCGGACGCTATGATACGGAGCACATTCCGGTTGCCATATCGGACAACGGCTGCCATAGCATCCTTGCGGCTATAGAAATTATCATTGAAGAACAGGAATTTCCCGTTGACAGTAAAGAAACGGATACGGTTTGTCGTATCCCAACCATCGGTGTTGGATGCAAAAGCCGAATTATACAGAAAATTATCTTTTGTCTGTACTTCATCCAGCACTTTAGAGACTTCCGAATAAATCAAGTCCTCCAATATCTTGAACTGGGTCATAATGTTTATGCCTGTCTTCAAGATAAAATCACCCATGAACTTGTTACCTTGCGGACTGATAGCCGTCACTTCCTTGCCAGCCATTGAATAGGAATCTATCCCGGCATACTGGTGGATACTCGGTGCATCATCGCCATATACGGACAAGGTGATTGCGTTCTGACGCTTCTTGTCTGTTCTGTTACCGAGCTGTACAAGGCTGTCACCTTCCTGAGGTATGTCGCTGTTTGCGTCACAGTCTGTCTTGCTAAGGTCTATGTAATCCTCGCCGATACTTACGCATAAGCGCCAGTAGTAACGGTTGGATACATTCTCGTAGACACCCGGCTTGATATTGAAGTCCTGGAAGCGTATTTGGTCGCCTTCCTTGAACGGGTTCTCAATAGCCGTTTCTCCATCATCAACCAGCAGATAGCAACGCCAGAACGTATCGAACTCATCAACTTTGCCGCATTTCATTCCGGCGGCAGTGAACATGTAGTTTCCACCTGCATAAGAGAGCTTCTTTATCTCCAACTCGGAGAACATGGCTTTGATGCGCACAAACAGCTCGTCCACCTCAATATAGGACTTACCGGTCTTTTGGTCGACCTTTATCAAAAAGCCTTCTCCCAATACGCCGGAAGAATAATTTACAGACCGGATATAATCAGAATATAATCCGCCCAAGAATTTAATCAGAAAATTAGTTTCGTCCGGCTGATTCTTATGTAAATAGATATTCTCAAGGTCTTTTATCAGGTTAAGAATACCAACGAACGTACGTCCTACACGTTCCGAGGTGTTTTCATTCTCCCGGGTGGCATACCGTATATACCGGGCCAGTTCTTTAAGTATCTCAATTGTATCTGCCATATTTATATAAATGCTTTCCGGCAATTTACAGCCACATAGGATTGTGACAGATGTATTGCTGCAACCACTCCATAAAGTTGGTTGTCATTATTTGTCACATAGTCTGCTTCCACTTCTTCCAATGAAAAGGAGAACCAGTAGCGCCTCTTCTGTTTGTCTTCGAGCAACCGATTGAACAATTCGTCTAAAATACGTTCACACTTGTCAATCACTGTTTCTATCTGTACATAATCGGATGTGTCGGATACATGCTCCACGACAAAAAGTAGGTAATCACGCTCTTTCCGGTACGCTCCCGGACCACCGCCGTAACCGAATCCGGAACCACGGTCCAGAATCACCGCCGGATAATGGAGCACACTGTCCAATGCCGTATGCTTCTCCCTTTCGGATGAGAGGAAGTGTACCTCATCGTTCTCCTTGTGCCGGATGTCGACATGCCTTTCGGCCAAATTCTCTATGTACTCTGAAAATGTCATTTGTTCTGTTTTTGAGCATCACGTATTCTTTTATTAAGCAGGCGGAATGCGGTTGCCACCGGCATTGCCTGGTATTTCTCCATGACCGCCACATCGTCACCGACAAAGGCATCGAATATGTCGAGCCAATTGACCGACGGTGCAGTCGGTTTCTTTTGCTTGTCTTCCGGTTCCCATTCGTCATCCATCGGAAACAGGAAAGGAAAAGCTTTCGAGAGCCACCTCTTGACAAAAACGTAGTTCAGGAAGATGGCGTATTTGACATGCCTGTCAATCTTTGCCACTTTCGTTACCCGTTTTTGCAATATCAGCGGTTTCTGACGGCTAAATAAGCCGTTTTTCTCACCCGCCGGTAGGACAATATACTCATTGCTTTTCAAATACAACATCGACACGAAAGTATCCAGTGACGTATCCTTACCGTCACGTGTGTAGCGGTTAAAAGCCGTGTCCACGTGCATGAAATGTTCAAAACACATTCCTTTCAGACGTTCACCCGGCGCCTTGAATCCCGCCACATCGGAGAGGATGAAACGGTCCATCCGGACACGACAGTCACTGATGAACTCCACAAGCTCGCCCAACTTGTATCTGTAATAATTATCGGAACCGGCTCCGGACGGCAGGGAATAGAACTTCTTCAGGAATGATGATTCATCCATTTCCTGAAGATACAGCCGCGACACAAGCAGGAACTGTTCCGGTGTCAGTTCTTCCCATGTCTGAGGTACCGGGCACGTCACTTCACGACGGATGCCGCAGCTACGGTATTCAATGCGAAGTTCTTTCATGTCCAGAATGTACGTTTATGGTCATTGTCCCGGTCGAATATTCTTCTGGGGTCACCGGTATATAACTCTGCAAAATAATTACGTGCTGTCCTTAGCAGAGCCGTCATGTACATATCCGCATCCGCTTTCAGGTTCTGAACCTGTACGGCTATACGTTCCGCATCGACGGGTTTCTTTTCTTCATTGCCTTTTTCGCCCGGCTGTACCGTGGTGAAGTACAGTCCCCGGTCCGTTATACTGCCCGTTTCCATCAACAGACGTCTGACCGCCATTGCCACAATGTAGCGGGAACAGGCCAGGCGCAGACGTTCCACATCCTTCCGCCGCCCTTCATTCTCAGAAGGATTAACCAGCCCGTCAATCAGATGTTCGTATAGTTTGTCACCGATAGCCGGCTGAAGAAGCATTTCCTCGACAAACTTCAGATGCGGCTGTAAACGCAGAAAGATAATCCGGCTGCCATTGATAAAACAGACGTCATTGACATCTGCGGTGCTGCGAACGATGGCAGATTTACGGTTCTGGTAAGCCTGTGAGGTCGCAAACTCCGGATATTCCGCTATATGGGCATACAGGAATTCAAGCAATTCGTCAAGCGCATTGAATCCTTTGTTCCGTAACGATGTCCGCAGGTTATCTTCCTGATACTTGTACACCTGCTGGAATGACTCGTTGTTGTCAGACTTCTGCCGCTGGAAGCCCGCATCGGTGATGCGCATGCTAATTTCATCAAAATCATTCCAGAACGCCAGGTTCGCATTTGCCCGCTTGCAAATCTCCAGCAGGCGGCTATCCAGCTTCTCCCGTTCGGTTGCCCCTTCAGTATTTTGTTCCAGTACATCCGGGTTTGGACCGAATCTGTATATTTCAACCACTTCACCCGCCATCGCATTGCCCAATAGCGGTATAAGGTATTGTCGGAAAGCATTCCGAAGCGGTGTTTCCATCATGTCAAAGGAGATGGCGGTGTTCACCTTCATCACCGCTTTCAACTCCTTGCCGTTGTTCCATTTTTCTGCACTGAATATCATTAGCTCAATGTTTTTTTGGTACCGCTGCCGGTATCAAGGGTTACTAAAACAGTATTGCGGAAACGCAACTCACATTCCGGCATACCGTTCATCTTTATGTAGAGTTCTATCGGGTCCAGGATATTCTGCCGGTCAATCCACGCATTGGCTATATTTACGAGGAATGCCTCGCGGATATTGGAACCGCCCTGGTTGCCCGCGTATGTACCGCCGGGCATACCGGCACCGAGCACATTGGGATTGACCATCAGGGCGAACAGGATTTCCGAGTTGGCGGCTGCCTGCCGATACCGGCAGATTGTCACCGCCCTGGTATTTATTCTCCAGCGGCTTGATTTTCCATTCTTCCTCAATCCTGCCGTTCATTTCATTTACGGCATAATGTGAAAAGATGGGCTTTTCCGCATTATCCGGGCCGCAAAGGTTCTGCTCCACAGAGTCCATGTACTTCTGTATGGCCGCCTCACGTTCCTTGGCCGAATAGTCCTTGGACGGATATTTTTTCTCCCAATAGGAATACGGTATCTGTACATGCCACTTCCAGGTAATCTGGTTTTTGTAAGCCTTCTTGAGGAAGTGGGGGATAAGATGGGCTATCTCCACCCATCCGCAGATATAGGCGGGCCACCAGATGGGCATGCCGTAAAGGTCGTCATTGCTCCAGCTGTCCCGCACCGGCATGATGAATCCGTCTTTCTGCTTTCCGGCAAACTTCAGTACCTCGGCGTGCATTTGCGGGTCGTATTCGGACAATACATCCAGTTTGGTGTACTGCCCCTTGTCCGGACGCTGCGGCCAATATCCGGAAACGATACACTTGCAGGCACCGTATTCGTCCATTTCGGAATAGCGGCGATAAAGTGCATTGACCGGGTTAACACCGGCAAAAGTGTTAACCGCCGCTGACGGTACGAACTGGACCGCCCCGTTACCGAACTTCAGATAATCCCGAAGTACCTTTTCCATGTAGCGCCTTACATTCCGGGAAGCAATAAAAGCCTGCACCCGGCTATCCGTAACGGGCTTTAGTATTTCATTGCCGGCATCATCGTATCCGTCCACCGTACAAGGGTAGATACCTTGTCCGAGCGTCAGATTACGAAGAAATTTCAGTCCGGTGTTGAGCACGCTGGTATTACCGATTTCTTCGGCCGCCTTCTGTGGAAAATCATTTTCATTTCCCCACGGGCGTACTTTCACCCCATCGATGTCTATATAGCTGACATTTGACAGGTCATACGGTGCCAGAATCCTGGCACGGTCCTTCATATCTTTCTGCGGTGTTCCCGTCGTCTCACCGAATATGTATGTAGACTGCATCAGCAGGGGAATACCGCTTGAATTAAACAGTATATTCATCAGAATACGATTTTCATTTTATTATACTCTAATATCAGGTCTATATCTACGGGGTAGGGATGTCCTTCGGGATTACCCTTGCAATCACAGGGCTGCACACCCCGGAACTGGTATTCTTTCATATTCATGCGCCCGGCACCGCAAGCATATGCTTGAGGAATAAAATATATCTTACCTTCCTTGCTGACGAACTTTATTGAAAAGATGCGCCGGCGTCCGCGTTCGTCCGTGCGGATATCCATGTCGGCCAGAGCCAGATTTCTGCGTATTGTTTCCATATTATTCAAATGTTCTATCAAATGTATAGTCAAATATTCCACCGCCAAATGAAGCCCTGTCGAATACATGGTACTTCCGATTTGCCGGACAGAAAGTCAGATTCACGTTCACTCTTTGGTTACCCATTTTCGTATGGGTAAAGTCAATATCCGTAATGATAATCTCTGTTAGAAGCGAAGAGGGGTCATACCAATATTGCACCGGTGAGGTTATCATATCTATCAGCGCCTTGTATTTGTTCTCATCCAAGTAGCCGGTATTAACGGTACGTGAATCATTAAAGAAGGGATTGAACCGCCTTTTTTGTTTTACCATATCCACAATATCGCCTACCAGTTCCGGATTGTATTGCACTAATCCTGAGAATGAGATAGCCTCTGGGAGTCCGAACATATTATAATAGAGAAACTGATGTGTTTCACGATAACCTTTTCGGTCTATGACATATCTCACAAGGTCTGTCAGAGTACCGTTCGTAATACGCACGTCATACGATATGATATTAGCATATTGCACATCTGCAAGCCCGCTTACTCTGACCGGACTTACATTATATGCTGCCATACGGTTTGCTTCAGGAAGTTTCAGCTCAACGGTTTTTTTGATACTATTACCTAATTCCAGATAGATAACATCCAGAAACACTTTAGTCTTTTCCGATACGAAAAAAGAAAGATGTTCAATGTTATCCAGCCTGACTCGTTTGACTTTGTAACGGGAATAGAACATAAAATCGGTCAACGGCTCAAAAGAAATATGGTATCTGGAATAAAATACGTACAGCGTGTAGTTGGCAGTAGTCACATCGTCCGAGAGGGAAATTTGTACCGTCATGGGTGATAACGCAATCCAGGCATTATCATTGGTGAGTTCCGGACGTACGAAATATTCATTGATGATGTCGCCGGGATCACAAAGGATAACAGCATTGTCATTGTCCGGATAGTAGGTTTCTGAAAGCGCTTCCTGTCCGTTAATCACCATCCGGATACTCAACCTCTCATGCACGCCCGTAATGCGGATGTCCGGCATATCATAGGAAAATACATACGAATTATCAGCAATATTGGCTACCATCTCCACAAATCTTTAGACAAACCAACCACAACAGACTTGTTGTATAAATCATATCCGGCTTTAAATTCCCAGGATTTACGGCGATACCCTGCCAGAAGAATACAATTATGAAGTCCCACAAATGATCCCAACGTTAAAGCATTATCGTAAATAACCGGCCGGTTGTAATCCACCACTACCGTACGGCCAAGCAATGTGTTGCGGGATATTATGTCAGTCAATTCCACCCGTAGATAGGGGTATTCAATAATTGTATCAAGATACTGTTTCTCCAGGAAATAATCGGCCAGTATAGCCGCCGTATCCACATCAGCAGGTATTTCCCTGACAATCACTTTCGGCTCAGGTACTGCGGGATGTATTGTATCATGACAGATAACCGTTTCCGGAACACGGACAATACTCCGGCAGCGGGAACCGAACCAATGTCCTGTCCACCCGGCAAGAAATGCAATAACCGCACATAGAAATATGCACTTAATGTTCCGTCTCATCAACCTTTCTTTTGAATTTGTCCGTAACCGTCATCCATAATATCCCCACTTGCTTGATTAGCGTATCTTTCGGTTTACCGTCAATAATGGCAAGGTTTTCCAATATGCTGGTTACATGCTCCACGCAAAACCAGGTCATGACGAACACTTTGGCGATGGAAAAGAATACGGTAGCCAACAGCATTACAAAATCATTTTCCGCTATCGTTTTGCTTTCCAAATAAAAGGAATGGATAATGTAAATAATGCTCAGCCAGATGCATAGCTTAATGATGCACCGGGAGAAACGGAAAGATTCAAAACCTATACCCTGAACCTTACTTGCCCGGATACCCGTCCACATCTCAGAAACAATCGCCACCAACATGGTCATTGCCAGGAAAGGAGTGATGCCTATGTATTCGCTGATTATTGCGGTAATGGCACTGAAGGATATTGCAGGAAGTTGCAGGTTATACTTGAAGCTCGGAGCTATCGAAAGGAAGAAATCCTTTAATGAATCGTACCCGTAGGTACCGACGAATTTTGTAAAAAAACGTATCATATCTCTTTTTTGTCACAAAGATAGAATTCTGCCATCCGCTATCATAGGACAAAAAATCCCCTCCGTGGTTGAAGGAACGGAGAACAAAAAATACCTCTCTACACCCGCTTCCGTTTGTGAGTGCGCGAGCAAACGGAAGCGGGTGCCGCCCGCACCCGTCTCCCCTACAAAATCCCTTCATCGCTAAAGCTGTAATAAGTATCTCCCGCTATTATAACATGGTCTATCAGCCTAATATCAAACACCTCACCCGCCTTTTTTAATCTCTCCGTTATATTCTTGTCGTCCCTACTGGGTTGTTTGTTCCCGCTCGGATGATTATGCACTACGACGAATTGCGTTGCGGATACTTCCACCAATATACGCATGATTAGCCTTACATCTGCCGCCGTCTGAGTTATGCCGCCAACCGACACCCGTACTTTCTTTATCACCCGTGAAGCGTTATTTAAAGCCAGTACCCAAAGTTCCTCATTCGGTAAATCCCACAAAAACGGATACATCAGCGCATTAATATCCTGACTGCAACGGATAGCGTCCTGCCCGTTATACCTGCTTTGCAGCCGCCTGTACAGTTCGATGGCAGCCGTAGCCACCTTTTTGCGGCCGGGTGTCAACGAGGAGAATAAACCGTTCAAATCATATTCCCCGCTTTGCTGTTCCGTCTCGGTGACAATTTTCTTATTATTGGTTATCTCGTATATCAGTTCGCTGTCGCTCATGTAGCGGCAAGCACTATCAAACAAAGTTTCCATAACATTCATATTTTATCAAAGGCAGCCCGCCCGAAAGCGGGCTATCCTGTACTTATTACTCACTGATTAAAAGCTGCTCCAGCTCTTCGATTTTCTGCTGAATTTTCTTTTGCATAAACTTAATGAACTCCGCCAATAGAAAACGGTTGGAGATTGTAAAAATATCGCTGTTGTTGCCATAGCCCGAAGCTTCCGCAAACCGCAATTTATAAACCGCCGTTTCAAACGTATCTTCCTGCTTCAATTTATCCGCTGCTTCATCAAGTTTATCCATAGCGTTGATAAATGCGGTACGGTTGCGGGAAATCTCCTTTTTCCGTTCAAGGTCGGCCAGACATTTCTCCAGTTCTTTTGTCTTACGGTTTATCTCCTCTTGCAGCTTGGCCGCTTCGTCCTTTTTAGAATTTTTCCCTTTACCTTTGGCGGGTGCATCGGTCGGCTTTTCCTCTTTTACAGGTTGTTCTTTAGGGGCTTCGGCTCCCGCCTTACCCGTTTCTTTCATTGTCTCAACTGCTTTTGTCACTTCTTCACCGATTATTTTTACTTCTTTTTCCATGTTTGTAAAATTTAAAAAGTTAATAATTAATGATTTATATAATAGTGATTAATCTATTTCTCTAATTTGTGCACCTGGCTTTCCGCAAAAAGATAGCACAACGGAAAAAAGTCCTCTTTCGCATCTTCTTCCCGACCTTGTTTTTTCAGTTCCTCGATGCGTTCCCGCTCCGCTTTCGATGCAACGGGCATTCCCCATATAAGCAGTGCTTTTTCACCTTTACGGACGGTGAAACCCGCTTTCTTCCACTCCTTGAAAGTCTTTAGGTTGGTGTACCCCTGACAAGCGTAGTAAAACCGTAACAGACCGTTTACCGTGTCGTCCTCGTTGCCCATGTATTCGCCCATCTCCCTACGGGCGACCAAAGACTGCGACAATGTTTTTAACTGCTGCCTTTTCAAAATCCGTGCTTCACGTTCTTTCTTTTCATCTCTTTCCTTTTTCATAATCCTATGTATTAAAATATTATGTATTAAATTATTACGCCTCTATGATTACAAAATCCTCTACCGACTGAAAATAGGGGTCGGCCGTTGAAAGAAGTTCCCACTTTTTGCCGTTCGCATCCCGAAAAAGAATACTTAGTTCCCTAATACCGTCAAACTTCTTTAGTACCTTATAACCTTTGAAATATTTGTTCAAAACCTCGATAGCCTGTTTGTAAGTGAATGTTTTCATAATGCTGCAAATTTTATGTTGAACCTTGAGCTTCCGGGTGTGAGCCTTATCTAATTGGCTGTTTCCCTGATTGGAGCTTTTTTTTTCTGCGTCGCCTGTCGCTACGCGGTATGTTTCGCCTTTTTTACGCTGCATCAAAAGGTGTTGTAAGGAGCAAGAGCAAGTTTTTCAGAAAACCGGAACGGCTTGAATACGACCTGTACAGGTGGAGATTTTTTATGAAACGCCAGCCCGAACTTGAGCCAGTGACGTCAACATTTACCTTTGCAGCACAAAAAAGCGAAACTGCGTGGTGATAGGAGACAGAAATAAAGGGCGACAATCAGAAAAGGAAACAGCCGCAATACATAGTTGAAAACTATACCGCTCTGCCCGGTCTATCCTCTGAATGGGTAAAACCGGGTGTAGCCTGCATGGGTGCGAGTAAATACAATAAGCCACTGCTTATTACCGCTAAAACGCGCAAAATCCGTACCGAGGAGATAGATTTTCCACCTATTTTCTCGGTGCGGATTTTGCGCGCCAGGATGTTAGTTAACAAACGTTATAAGAACTCTATCTTGCTAAACATAAGAACATAACACTCTGCTTTCCATCCGAATGGAAAGAGAAACGGAAGTTTCTCCCAACCGCGCCCTATCCCAACTGTTAATAAAATTCACAATTTTAAAGGAAATATGATAGGCAGTGCACCCCCTCGAACGTTTATTCAGTGCTGTATCCTGTCCTCAAGCGTTGCGGCTGTCCTTACAAAGATTGCGAATCCTGTTATATGTATTGCGATTGCCGTTGCGAATGTATGTAAGGTTAATCAGATACGCGCATCCACGAACCCGTAAGCCTGCCTAAGCAAATGCCCGTACTTCGTCCATACGCGTTTATCCACCGCGTCTCCGAAATGAGTGGCTTCTTCCGGAAGAATGGACTGATTACGCTCACTGCGTTTGTCCTTGGCAAAACGTCCTTCACGGTCTTCGATGACACGGGTGTTATTCATGGAGATAAGTGTGTACTTGCATTTTGAGCCGTTGAAACGCTTCTTTGGGAACCGCTCATCTTTCTCTGCCAGGATGGAAGCCCAAAGCAAATACTTATCATGTTGTGGCGGTTCCATTCCTGCATGGGTGTGCTGTTCCACCGTCCACCCGTGTTTCTCCAGGCGCTCAACGGCAAGCTCATTGTAGGATTTTTTGTTGTTGGCACGGCGTGCATCCCCGTAGCGGTCACGGTAATAGTGCACGTGCTTGTTGATATGGTTACGATAATAGTGGCAGAACTTATCCATCAGCGCGTTCACCATAGTGTCGTCCTCTTCGTCACGCTTGACAAAGAACTCATTGATATTGTTATCCACCGGCTCACGTGTCAACAGTTTCGTCACGAAGTCATAGTTACGTTCCTGGCCCACTTCAAGGAAAGAAGCTGCCGAACCCCAGTCGGGTGTCAGCTCTATCGGCTGGTTCGGATTACAATCCAGGTCACGACGGCTGTCATCGTTATTGCCTAACCGTTTCCAATCGAAGCCGGTATCCTCGGCAAAGTCCCGTATATAGTCGTCATTGGTCGCGTTGTAATACACATGCCGTTCATCCAATTGGTAATAGCAGCTATCAATCTTATCCACCATGTAGTTCAGGATCTCGATCATGAAGGAAAGCTTGTCCATCACCTTATACTGGTTCAGGATATAGTTCATACCCACATTGGCGATATTGTCGAAGATAGAACCGAGGATGAACAGCGTGCCGTCCCGCGAGACGAACGGCGTGATGCTCTGACGGAGACGGACGGTCTCGTTCCAGATTTCCTTGAACAGTCCTGCATCACCGGCAATACGCGCGTCAATGAGCTGCATCTGTAACCGCACAATCTTGTTCCAAACATCGAACAACCGGATATCTCGTTCCTCTTCATAATATCCGGCAGGTTCAAGCAGCCATTTCTGTTCGGGAGTATAAGGCATGGAAGATAAGAAAGTATTGCCATGATGCTTCAATACCGGATGCTCCGATTTGCGTCCGAAAATATGCTCATTACCGCGGTTGGTCGGTGCCGCCTCCTGGTCGAACTTCTCTTTGTCAAGCGTCAGCGCTTCATCGGTGATATTGTAGTCGGCATTCGGACCACGACTGTTACCGCCCTGAGTAAGTATATAGAGCATGTGCCCGTTGCTGAAGCTGATACCGTATTCATAAGACATGATGTGTTCGTAGGGCTTGTACCACCCCTCAATGGGACGGCGGCAAACCACATAGTCACCGGTCTTGCTGACCGGATCCCATTGTTTGTAACCGAGCATCTCCAGCATCTTGAAAGCTGAAGGCAACGTTTTAGTGAGCGCCTGACCAATGGTAGCCTGCGTGAGCGTGGTAATGCCACGAGGCATCAGCCGGATATTGTCATCTATCACGGCCCCGGTAATGAATGATTTACCTGTTGCACGTGAATAGATGACATATCCGTTCCTATACGGCATTACCAGGAATGCCGCCTGCGCCGGGTTGACTTTGATGACCTCTTCCCAAACGTTCTCGTCCATTCTCCTGTCGTATCAATAACGAGGGAATACAATGTAGTTCATACCTTCGGAAGAAGTCATACGAGGCATAGATTGCCCGGTGTCCGCAAGTAACTGCGGCACTTCATCCGGTTTGAACTTAGCGGACACGGTACAGACAATCTGTGTCTTGCTGACTGATACCATATCGATATGCTTATGGTCAACCAGGTAAGAGATAAGCCGTTTATTGGTTAATTTCTTCATAATGTTTTCTGAATTTTGAATTAACAAACGAGTAGTTTCTTACATGCCAGTACGGTTTACCGGCTTTCTGCTCCCGTTGCCGGGTATCTTCTACCGCCCGGATAACAGCCTCTTTTATATTCAGTTCACGAAATGCGGAATGAATTGAATGCTGTACCGGCGAGAGGTTACAGGTATCAATGCACATCACAATTGTAACAATCAATGTATCAATCATATTTCCATATATTTATGAGTTCATAATTTCTTCCGCCTGTACATCGTCAATGGGTGTGTACATCGAATCCACCAAAACCTTTTGCTCTTCCTGTGAAAGATTGCGGATGGCATCCAGAGGAATATCCACCTTTTGCCCCATACTGTTGATTTGAATATAGAAAACATTCTTCTCCATGCGGCGTGGGTCCTCAACCGAAGCCGGTTTCTCGCCAATCATCTGATGCAGCACTTTTTTGGCATTGTTCCATTGCTTGAGGTCGCCCTTGAGCTTGCAATCCCGGATGAGCTGTACCTGGTCCTTTATCATCCAGGCAAACCAGAAATCCCAGTCAAACTGATGCTGTGTCTTGAACAGTTCTTTCGCCAGGGCGATATCCTTGCGCACCTGTGTACGTGAGATACGGTATTTTGCCAGCATGATATTGATGATATGGCTCTCGTTCGGATAATCGTCCAAAAGACGGGCTATCTGTAACACTCGGTTGCATTGTACCTGCAAATGTTCCGGTAACGGACTGTTTTCAGGGTCAATGATGTGCTGGCGGATAAGCTCGTATGACTGTTCCTCCAGTGCGGCCTTGCTTTTGGCTGCTGTCAAATTACTATTCATACTCAAGATACTGCTGTTGCGATTTAAAGAATTTAATCAGCTCCTGCTGTGCCGGATTACTGCCATTGACGGCGGATTTGATGATTGCTTCACGTATTTCGACCATCTGACGAAGATGCCCGCGATAGAAAGACGCCCGTACTTCAGTACCCGGAGTACGGAGTTCCTGAACGAAATCCGTTTCGTCCACACCGATATTAATGGCAATCAAGCCCGGTGGGATAAGCCGATATGCCATCTTCTCTATTTCATCACTTTGCTGCTGCGTCAAACTCATCATTTAACATCTTAAAGTCAAAATCAAAAATGTCCGGGCTGGTATGGATAATCCCACGTTCCAGTTTCGGGTTATGAGTGGCATTTTGGCTGCCCACTACGGTAATCTTCCAATTCTCATTATATAATAATGCTACCTTCGCATGCAACGCCAGGCAGCGATAACTGTCCGGGAATGTAGTTACCAGATAATCGAATGGTTTGGGTGAGATGCTGCGTACCCGATTGTCTATCAGAAACCGTACCGACAACAGTTCACCCGCTTCCGTCTTGCGATGAAGCGCCGCAATACTGTCCATGGATATGGAATAGGTAGTAAGCAGCAGATGTGCCGGACCTGTCTGTTTCAGAATATAGAAAATCAGTTGAATAAGGTTGAATGCCCCTGAAGAATAGAAATGTTTGTCCCTGCCGGGTACCAACATCCCCATGGCATCCGGATGCAGCAGTTTTTCCGCAACCAGGTCATGGTCGGAAATTGCCGCATCCGTTTGGCGAAGAGGGAGCGCATTGTCCTTCATGCTCTCCGTCGGCGTCTCATTCATATCACCGCAACACACCAGCATTATTGCAGTTCGGCCAGTCTATATTCTATTTTTTCTACCAATGCTTCCTGTTCGGCAATCTTCTTCTCGTATTTCACACGTTTCGGGCAATCAGGAAGAGGATTTTCTTTACCGTCTTTGGGCTTGCTCTCCGAAGAATACAGCAACATATTCTTTGCTTTGGTTATCTTACTCTTGGCGTTGGATTTCGCTTTCTTCAGTTCTTCTATCGACAAAGCACTGATGTCGGTATCGTCCGATTCGGCGTCCGGATGTTCTTTAGGGGCATCCTTCTCTTTATAGAGTTCGTCCAGCTGTTCTTCAGACGGCAACTCCTTGTTTTGCTCAAACTGCCTTTTGACGGTTGCCAGCAAAGTCATGCGTTTGGAGAGATAACCTATACGAGCGACAATATCCTTGCGTTCTGCACATACAGCCTGCGTATTGGTCTCACCCAGTTCGGCAAGTAACCGGTGCTGGCGTGAACGCTCATTATAGCATTCACGGAAATCATAGATGATTTTGGCAATAACCGGCGGATAGGCAGGCTGCTCATCCGCTTCACGCGCCAGTTCATTTTCCGCAATGGCAACAATGGCTG